AATATGTTAGAAGCCGGAGACCAAATCCAATATAATTGGAATTTATCCAAATCATATACTATGGTTACTGCAAAAGGAAAATCAAATCTTCTTTTGACTCCTTCCAATACACCCCATGATTGTATGGCAGTTGGTCTACATCGAATTCCTCCTGGAGAAACTTTAACTGTAACTGCAACAGAACAAACTATTTTTATCTGCCCATTTCTTTTGAGCGATGATGTGACAATGAATGAATTATTTCCGACCACATCCACATTGACTTCATTGCGGGTTAGCACTTCTTATTTAATCCCAACCACAGATTTAACAGCAGTTGATTACAGTGGACTATTAACATATGGTTCGGGAAATAAAATCTTTACCTTAACGGATTTAGATGCGGCCGTTCTTGGAGGGCTTTCGGCATGAGAAAATTAAAAACTATTACAACTCAGGACCATATAATTCATGTTGTCGAATCATCAGAATTATCAGATGATATTGTCTGTGGCGATGGAATACAATTACAAGAAAAAATAACTGTATTTTATACAGAGGGAACATCAAACAATTTCACAAAAAATAATTCTGCTGATGATTGGAATTTTGCAGGGGAAATTGATTCTCCTTCATGGGTTTTTGGAAAACCAAATATACTTCTTGGTAGCGTAACCACAACACCAACATTAGGGAATATAATATTCATACCTAAAGCCAAAGTATCGTCTTCTCCTACTCCAGATTATTTAATCAATGTAGATGTAGAAGAAATGAACCGAGAATCATTTGTAGAGCTTGGCGCCCATAATCTTACAAAAAAGAAAGATTTAGATACATACGAAACCGAGGAAATCTCTCTTGACGAGGAGATACCCGATGACGTTATTATAGAATAGGCTTCCATTTACATATAAATAGAGAAGAGGCGCAGTTCCGAAAGAGGATATCAAATGGCCCAGCAAAAAAACTTAATCGTAGACCAAGGGAGTAGCTGGTCGACCAATGTCATTGCCTATACGAGCAATTCGACAGGCACATTTACAGCTAATCTTTATCAGTTTGCCAATGGTGCTGGGCAGATACGAAAATCTTACACCTCGGCCACTCAAACAGCAAATCTTTCTGTAGATATTCACCCAGCGGGGAGTGGAAATACTGGAGGAGTGATTACGCTGTCAATGAACAATACTATCACCGGAGCTATAACTGGCGGGCGATATTTGTATGATGTTGAAATGGTTGGAGGCCCTACTGTTACTGGGTTTAGTGATGGTACCGAGGATAATAACATCTATAGAGTTTGTGAAGGCATCATTACTATTGCACCACAAACTACTAAATGGGATTGGAATTAAACTATGGCAATACCAGAAAGTAGAGATACATTAAAAGAATGGTGCCTACGAAAATTAGGAAAACCTGTTATTGAAATTAATGTAGATAATGACCAAATGGAAGACCGAATTGACGAAGCCCTTCAATTCTATCAAGAATATCATTTTGATGGTACAGAGAAGGTTTATGAAAAATATCAAATAACAACCGACGATATAACCAATCGGTATATTTCAATACCTTCTGCTGGATTTTCTAGCGAAACCGGAAATAATGTCTATACTGGAATCACAAAGATTTTTCCTGTAACAGGAACAGGCATTGGAATGTGGGATATTCGTTATCAAATGCGCCTTAGTGACCTAACCACCTTTGGAACATACCTGGGGGGCTATGATCTGCTCACTTATGAAATGAAAATGAAAAATCTATCTCTAATTCAAGAACTTTTGCAAGGTAAAATTCCTATTAGGTTTAATAGACACGCCAATAAACTTTATTTGGATTGGGAATGGGGAGTTGATGCTGTGGCCGGAGAGTATATACTCATTGAAGCCTTTAAGGTTGTCGACCCGGAATATTATCTAGATGTCTATAATGATATGTTCCTAAAACAATATGTGACTGCACTATTCAAAGAGCAATGGGGGCTTAATCTGTCTAAATTTGAGGGCGTGCAAATGGTTGGTGGTGTCACGCTCAATGGTCGAGCAATTTTAGAAGAGGCTAGAACAGACATTGAAAAGCTCCGAGAAGAAATGTCTCTCAAATATGAGCTTCCTGTCGATATGATGATGGCGTAGTGGGGAACTAAATATGCCCACAAATTTATACATAAACAATTTCGAGAGTTCGCCAGAACATAGATTGATAGAAGATCTAATCATAGAATCTATTAAATTTTATGGTCGTGATTTCTATTATATTCCTCGTAAACAGAGTGGTAGTTTTGACCAACTCTATGGCGAAGACCCAAGAAAGTCGTTTGAGGAAGCCCATGTCATTGAAATGTACATCAAGAATGTTGAAGGGTTTGAGGGCGAAGGTGATCTGTTGGGTCGTTTTGGTTTAGAAATTCGTGACCAGACCACATTGACTGTTTCTATTCGACGATTCGAGGAGCTGTTAGTCGGGAACCCTGGGTTGTCTGCAATGGGGCTCACTCGCCCCCGCGAAGGCGACCTAATTTTCATGGACTTCGTTCGCCCCGACCCCAAATATCCTGGGGCTGCGGGCATGTTCTTTGAAGTTCAGTTTGTAGAGCATGAGGCTATTTTCTATCAGACGGGCGCACTTCAAGTATATGACTTGCGATGCGAGACATTTACCTATAGCAACGAAACCTTTGCAACGGGTGTTGATCTTATTGATGCTGCATTTGCCAACAGTATTTCGTCTTATGTCACCACAGGAAATACTATGCCCGATAGCACCACAGCCGATAATGCAATTATTGAAGCTGAAGCCGCATCAATTCTTGACCTGAGCGAGACATCACCCTTCGGAGACTTTGGATAATGTTAGGCACTCCATTCACGCACGATATGATTCGGAAGTATGTTGTATCATTCGGGACACTTTTTAATAATATCAAGCTCCAGCGTATCGAAGCAGGCGCAGATACTCAATGGATTTCTGTTCCATTATCCTATGCTCCCAAAGAGAAGTGGCACGCAAGGCTGACGGATCCCAGAATTACGCAGCAAGTTGCCATTTCTTTACCTAGAATCAGTTATGAATTGGTGACCGCCACATATGCTTCTGAACGTAAAATGAACACAATGAATCGACATGTGGCTGTGGCCACAGACCAAGACAAGTTAAGAACTATGTTTGCTCCTGTTCCTTATGATTTTCAGTTTTCGTTGTTTGTTTATTCTCGTAATGCAGCCGACGCATCAAATATTATTGAACAAATTCTTCCTTTCTTTACACCAGAATTTACTGTTACAATTAACGATGCAACCGACCTGAACATTGACATTGACTGCCCAATTGTGTTGAATGGTGTTAACCGAGAAGATACCTATGAGGGAGATTTTGAATCGCGAAGAGTTGTGACTTGGACTCTAGATTTTACAATGAAAGGGCTTTTATTTGGGCCAATTCGTGACTCTAGTGTTGTTAAAAGAGCTTATGTGGATTTCTTTATTCCTCCGACAGATTCACGGACTGTATATCATTCAGGAAATCTTGCAATAAATTCGACTATAGATTCGGAAATTTATTTATACGCCAATACGGCTAGTAGAATTAATAATACATATAATAGTGGAACAATTACAATAACAGCCGAAGGTCCTAGTGGAATAACTAGTATTGCCGGCAATACGCGAACAATTACTTCTTATGATGGCTCGACACAAATAGCGACAGTTATTCCTGCATTTTTAGATACGCCTCAGGCTACATGGTCTTATGAAATACAGTATTTGACAAAAGACCGCTCTAATTTTTTGTCTGCCGAACAGTTGTCTGGAATTCCTACTGCGTCCAGAATCTATACACAACCAGGCCTGACAGCTTTGGGGGATCCGACAAGTGCTGGATCTGGCGCTGGCTATCCGCTCGATTCCACTCTAAGCGAAGAATTGGGTGAAATTGATGCAGGCGAAGATTTTGGTTTAATTCAAACCAGAACATTCTTCCCGTCTAATAATGTGTTGGCTGGATCCAGACGAAACTTGAGTACAGGAGATGATGAATTATAATGAATGATAAAAACCCTGTGGAAGTTCTGCCGGCAGAACTTCTTCCTACTAGTGAAATTGAAATTGCAAAAGACCTTGACACCGATTACGAATACACCCGAGACAATCTAAAGGCAATTATTGAAAAGGGGGCTGAAGCACTTGACGGCATTCTTGAATTGGCTAAAGAGAGCGAGCATCCTAGAGCCTATGAGGTCGTCGGGCAAATTATCAAGAATGTGGCCGATGTCAATCGTCAGCTTATTGACTTACAAAAAGACATCAAGGGATTAAAAAAAACCGATTCTGGTCCCAAGAATGTCACAAATGCGCTGTTTGTTGGGAGTACGCATGACCTCCAGAAGTTACTAAAAGGTAAGCTAGACCTAAATAATGGCAACAGCGAGGAATAATCATGGCTACCCAGCAATCAGGCTATCTTGGGAATCCTCTTCTCAAGAAGGCCGGAACATCCGAAGAATTTACAGAAGACCAGATTGCAGAATACATCAAGTGTTCTGGCGACCCAGTTTATTTTATTAGAAATCATATGAAAATTGTCAATGTAGACCAGGGGCTTGTTCCTTTTAACATGTATGACTTTCAAGAAAAAATTGTAGACACGGTTCATAATAATCGTTTCACAATCGCCAAACTTCCACGACAGTCTGGTAAGACCACGACTGTTATTGCATATTTTTTGCATTATATTCTTTTCAATGAAGATGTCACGATTGCAATTCTGGCCAACAAAGGGTCTTTGGCCCGAGAAATTCTAGGTAGACTTCAATTAGCCTATGAGAATCTTCCTCCATTTCTACAGCAAGGAATCAAGGTTTGGAATCGTGGGGACTTGCAGCTAGAGAATGGTTCTAAGATTGTTGCTGCTGCGACTTCATCTAGTGCAATTCGTGGTGGTACATATAACATGATTCTGCTTGACGAGTTTGCATTTGTTCCTAAGAACATTGCAGACGAATTCTTTAGTTCTGTCTATCCCACAATTTCTTCTGGCGAGACAACCAAAGTGATTATTGTCAGTACGCCTTGCGGGATGAATCATTTCTATAAGCTATGGTCAGATGCACAAGACCAAAAGAATCTATACAAGCCACTTGAAGTTTATTGGAATGAAGTTCCGGGGCGTGACGAGAAGTGGAAAGAAGAAACAATCAAGAACACTAGCAAGGAACAATTTCAACAAGAATTTGAGTGTGAATTCATTGGGTCAATCAATACGCTGATTAATGCAATGAAATTAAAAACCATGCCGTTTAAAGACCCATTAAAGGTTTTGGGAGACATGGATATCTATGAAGAACCCCAAGAAGGGCATGTCTATACGCTAGTTGTCGATGTATCTCACGGCGAGGGGTTGGACTATTCTGCGTTTTCAATCATTGATTCGTCTGAATTCCCCTATAAACAGGTAGCAAAGTATCGTAATGCGACAATTCCTCCTCTGACATATCCCACAGTTGTCCATAATGCTGCATTGAAATACAATGAAGCATTTATCCTTGTCGAAATTAATGATATTGGGCAGCAAGTGGCTGACATTTTGCACCATGACCTAGAATATGACAATATGCTTTTGGTCACGCAACGAGGTCGTGCAGGGCAAGTTCTTGGCGGGGGATTTGGTATAGGGCAGGCCCAAATCGGAATTAAAACAACGAGAAAAGTAAAGCAAGTAGGCTGTCTTAATCTCAAGAGTCTAATTGAGAGCGATAAGCTCCTTATCGAAGACTTTGATACTATTGCAGAACTGACCTCATTTGTATCTAAAGGATATTCTTATGAAGCTGAATCTGGTCACAATGACGACCTTGTAATGACTCTTGTTTTATTTTCTTGGCTCACCACACAACCTTATTTCAAAGACCTGACTAGCGTGGATGCCAGAAAACGTATTTTGGCTGATAAAACGAAGGTCCAAGAAGAAGAATTGTTACCCTTTGGATTCATTGATTCTGGTCCGGTGGTCGAAGAAGTGACTGTAGACCGAGGCGATGATAAGTGGCTATGGGGAAACGATTTCGAGAAAGATTCTACTCCAGATCCTAAATTTCATTAAAATACCCGGTATTATAAATATCAGCAGAATGGAAGACCTTTTTTGTGCGAAATAAAGGTCCCCTGTAAATTATATTCTAAACGAGGAGTGTTAAAATGCCTTTTCAACTATCACCAGGTGTAAATGTTTCAGAAATTGACCTGACCACAATTGTTCCTGCCGTAGCTACTACAGATGCAGCATTTGTTGGTCCATTTAATTGGGGTCCTGTAGACGAAATCACCCTAGTCAATAATCAAGAAGTGCTGGTTAGCACTTTTGGTAAGCCAACCAACGCCATTGCTAGTTTTTGGTTTACTGCATCTAACTTCCTAGACTATGGAAATAAACTTCATTTAGTTCGTGTTGTTGATAAAACCGGTGCCGTGAACGTGGCCGCTAATAATGCCACTTCTGGACAATCTACCACCTCTCAAAGTTCATTGCTCATTACAAACGATACTGATTATGCACAACAAGAATCGTCGGGATTTGCGGCCGTAGGTACTGTTGGTCAATGGGCCGCAAACTACCCAGGAATATTAGGGAACAATATTCGAGTTTCTATTTGCGATTCACATCCAGGGGCGTTTAGTAATGATGCAACAGGTTTTACTGCAAATACTATTGCGGCATCAAATTATATTTATGTTGGAACAGATGCAACAAAAGCAAATACTAATTTTATTATTGGCGACACTATTACAATAACAGGAGTTTCTGGAGAATATACAATTCAAGAATTCCCAGTAGGTAGTGGCCCCGCCGCTGATTTATTAGATGAAAATAAAGGTGCTGCTTCGATTAGAGTACACAAACCTATACCATCGGGAGTAACAAACAAACAAATAGACAGGAAATGGCAATATTATAGTAGATTTAATCAAGCTCCAGGAACATCTGCCTATGCAGCAGCCCGAAGTTCTGCAAACGATGAAATTCACATTGCTGTTTCAGACCAAACGGGTTTGATTACAGGAGTTGCTGGGCAGCTTCTTGAAACATTCCCCAATTCGTCAAAAGCCGGTGATGGAAGACAAGAAGATGGGAGAAGTAGTTATTATAAAGATATTATCAACGAAAGTTCCAAATATATTCGTTGGTTGAATGATCCTGCCAGTGGTGACCAAATAGATGTAGATCCTACTGCTGGCGTACATGACCGGGCGTGGGGAAATACAGCCTTCTTTGCAGGAGTACCCGAAGGGCTAGTTGAGAGCTTTAAAGCCATTGCCGGCAATGATGGCCGATATGGTGATAAGCGAGCTTGGCTCCCTGACTCAAAAACCCTTTCAGGCGGTGTTGATGGATTTAACCCAAATAGTATTGATAATAGTATGTTTCAGCTTGGATATGACATGTTCAACGATCCAGAAGAAACTGATATTTCACTGGTTCTTGGTGGACCGTCAACTGGGCTAAATTCTCAATATATCATTGAAAATATTGCAGAAAAGCGCAAGGACTGTGTTGCATTTATTTCACCTCGAAGAGATGATTGTGTTTCAAATGATACGTTAACAGAAAAATTAAACAAAGTTAAGGCCTTCCGACTCACTGCCTCAGGTGACGAGGGTATTGCCGGAATTAGTTCTTCATATGGTGTCATGGATAGTGGTTGGAAATATCAGTATGACAAGTTCAACGACCAATATCGTTGGGTGCCTCTGAATGCTGATATTGCAGGGCTTTGTGTCCGAACAGATGAGTCTCGCGACCCATGGTGGTCACCAGCGGGATTCAATCGTGGGCATATCAAGAATCTTGTCAAGCTCGCATGGAATCCTCAGAAGGCGCACCGTGACGAACTTTACAAGAATGGCATCAATCCTGTTGTTACTATCCCTGGGCAAGGTACTATCCTGTTTGGTGACAAGACACTCCAGTCCAAGCCTAGCGCATTTGATCGAATCAATGTACGAAGACTCTTTATTGTACTAGAAAAGGCCATTGCAATAGCATCCAAGTTCACGCTCTTTGAGTTCAATGATGAATTTACCCGTTCACAATTCGTGAACATGGTAGAACCTTTCCTCCGCGATGTGCAGGGGCGAAGGGGCATCTTTGATTTCAAGGTTGTCTGCGATGAAACAAATAACACAGGCGAAGTAATTGACCGAAACGAGTTTATTGGTGATATTTACATCAAGCCTGCTCGTTCAATTAACTTCATTCAACTAAACTTCATTGCAGTCCGAACGGGTGTTGACTTTGAAGAGGTTGTTGGGAAGTTCTAGAAATGTTTAAGGTGCATAGGGAGAATAGTTAATGACTGACCGCAAAAAACCGACCAGTCTTCAATACAGACTCTATGAGTCACAGCACAACCTTCAGGAATTGAAACAAGAAAATCGTGGAGATTTCGATTGGCAGAAGGTATTGGGTGTATTAGAAGATGCGGCTACTGCCTTTAGTAGTTCTGCTTCTAGTAGAGATTCATTTCTTACAGACCATAAAGATAATATTGATGATATGAAAGACCTGATGATCGGCGCAGCAAAACATGACTCGGGCCTTAAGGCTTTTAGTAAGAAGGTTACTGCGGCCAATAAAGAACTTGAAAAACAAATGGTTGCTTTTGGCAAAGCTGCTGAAAAGGCTTATCAGAAAGAACTCAAGGCATGGAATGCCTATATGAAAGCCAAAAAACAAAAGTAATTTGACTAAATAATAAGAGTATTAAACAAGGAGAGACTTAAATGCCTTTTAACGTAAACGATATTAGGGCGCAATTGACAGGTGGAGGGGCTCGCCCCAACCTGTTTGAAGTGCGAATGCCATTCCCAGGAGTTGCTAATCCAGGTGCGGCCGGAACCAAGATGACCTTTACATGTAAAGGGGCTCAGATGCCCGGTTCGACTATTGGAATGATTGAAGTGCCATATTTTGGTAGAACTATCAAGATTGCAGGTAATCGATCATTCCCAGAGTGGACTACGACAGTCATTAATGACGAAGATTTTTCTGTGTACAACGCAATTCAAACATGGATGAATGCAATTAATTCACATCAAGGAAATATTCGTGAGGCGGGAAATTCTCCAATTACTTATCAGTCCACAGCCGATATTATTCATTATGGAAAGGCTGGAGAAGAAATTAAGAGGGTAACTATTGTAAATATGTGGCCAGCTGATCTTGCTCCAATTGACTTGGCTTGGGAAACAAATGATGCGCTTGAAGAATTTACCTGTACTTGGCAATATGATTATTGGCAGGCTGCTGGAATTACGTCCTAAGTGAATATATAAATAGGGTTGGGGTGTGGGTAGAACGTTTTCTGCCCACATCGCGTACCTTTACTTCGTAAATATAGGATTCTAGACTATGGCTGTTAAACTATTCGGTTTTACAATAAGCAGGGGAGATGAAGAAAGCCCCGCACAGCTCCAATCATTTGCCGAAAAAGAAAACTTAGAGGGTGCCTTACAAATCTCCCCGCTTGCGGGAGCGTATGGCACCTATCTTGATATTGAAGGCGCCGTTAAAAATGAGGCTGAATTAGTTACTCGGTATCGTGAAATGGCAATGTATCCCGAAACCGAATATGCTGTTGACGATGTTGTTAATGAAGCTATTGTCACTGGTATCGGAAAAGGCCCTGTCGATATTATTCTAGACCACTTGAAACAATCTTCTACAATCAAAACAAAAATTCAAAATGAATTTCATGAAATTTTAACCCTTCTTGATTTCGGAAATCAATGCTATGAAATATTTCGTAGATGGTATGTAGACGGTAGATTATATCATCATATTATTATTGATGTTGAGAATCCTAAGAAAGGTATTCAAGAACTTCGTTACATTGACCCCAGAAAAATACGCAAAGTAAAGCATATTAAAAAAGTTGGTGCAAAAACTAAGGACGGCCAAGTTATTCCTGTGACTGCTAATGGAATAGAATATTTTATGTATAATGAACGAGGATTAGACCAAAAGGGCGGCGGGCAAGGCATTAAAATAGCCAAGGATAGTGTTTCGTATACTCATTCTGGTCTATTAGACGCTCGAAAATCAATGGTCGTCTCTAATCTTCATAAGGCTATTAAACCATATAATCAATTAAGAATGCTAGAAGATGCAGTTGTCATTTATCGCATTGCCCGTGCTCCAGAACGAAGAATTTTTTATGTTGATGTAGGAAATCTTCCTAAGATCAAGGCCGAACAATACCTGCGCGACATTATGGTTAAATTCAAGAATCGTCTAGTATATAATGCCAGTACAGGTGAAGTTAGTGATGAGCGAGAACATCGAACCATGCTGGAAGATTATTGGTTACCTCGACGCGAAGGCGGGCGTGGTACTGAAATCACGACACTTCCTGGTGGGCAAAATCTTGGTGAGATTGAAGATATTCTATATTTCCGCAAGAAACTTTATAAGGCATTGAATGTTCCGCCATCAAGACTTGAGGCAGAGGGTGGGTTTAACATCGGTCGTTCTGCTGAAATCACCCGTGACGAAGTTAAATTTGGGAAATTTATTACTCGACTGCGAAACAAATTTACTCAGTTATTCTTAAATCTTTTAGAAACACAGCTTCGGTTGAAGGGTGTAGTAACAGCAGAAGATTGGGAAGATTTTAGACCTAATATCTATTTCGATTGGCAGAAGGATACACATTTTATCGAACTTCAAGAGACTGAAATAATGAGAAATCGAGTTGAAATGCTTAGAGATATGGAAGAATTCAAAGGCGTATATTACTCTCAAGAATGGTTACGAAAGAATGTTCTTCGTCAATCCGACGAAGATATTGCAATGATCGACAAGCAAATCAGTAGCGAAGCACCGGCCGAAGGCGAAGAAGAACCTGAAGAAGAAGTATAATAAGTTACCAATTCTTATAAATAAGAATTAGAGGAGAATATACCATGAACGAAACAGAATCATATATTGCTCAGGCAATTCAATGCGCCAAGGAAGATAATCCTAATGATATGCAGGATTTTCTTGGTGCTGCACTCACCGATAAAATTACTGATGCCATTAACTTAAAGAAAATCGAACTGGCTGGAGAATTCTTCGGAGAAAAGAATGATGATGAAGATGAAGATGAGAATGGCGAAGAAGAAGAGAACGGCAAAAAGAAAAAGAAGAATCCGTTTGCAAAAAAGAAAAAGAATGGCGATGACGACGAAGATGATGACGACGACGACGACGATGAGGAAGAGGAAGAGGAATAAAACCAATGGCCAAATCATTCAAAAGCATTAGACCACAGCTTGTCTGGGAAGCCGACGAAGCCGAAGAAGAAGAAAAGGTCAAGAGCG